CGACAAAAACCGGTAAAACTTTACTGGCATCAACATTGCCATCAAATGAAGTGTTGCTGGTAAACACTGAAAACAACCTTGATAGCTTGTACGGCGCGGATATCAACACTGTTAATGTTCAAACTTACAAAGATTTTGTGGAGGTGTTGGACGCAATAATAGCCGGCACGATCACGCCCAAATGGCTTTACCTTGACAGCATAAGCGATCTTATGAGCAAGGTTTTTAACCAGCTAAAGCGTGAAAACACAAAGGATGGCTTTAAGCTTTATAAAGATTTAGAAACAAACTATGTGGATATCATAGCTAAGTTTAAAAATCTTCCATGTAATATTGTGGCCATCGCTAGGCAAACACAGGTGAAAGATGAGGTGACTGGCGGATTAATATTTGGCGCGGCGTTGACGTGGGATAAAATACAATCCGATCTTCCTTATAATTTTTCGGCTGTATTGGCCACAAGAACGGCAAAGGGTGAGGATGGTAAAGATTATTACAGTCTCCAGTGTCATCCTTGCACACAGTATCAAGTTGGCGTGAGAACCCAATTTGGGAAACCGAACCCATTATCAGATTTTGAACAACCAAATCTTTTGGATATTCATAATAAGATAATCTCATAGACTAACCAAAACAAACCAGAGAAAAAGGAAAATTATCATGGTTGCATTACCACAAAACGTAAACGTAGAAGAGTATGCGCGCCAAGGTGGCGGGAATATATTAATCCCACAAGGCCAATATATGGCCGTGGCTGTCGAAAGTGAGCTTAAACCAACGAGTAAGGGCGGCCAAATGGTTGTGATGAAATTCGTTATTACTCAAGGTGAGTATCAAAACACAGAGTTTTTGAGATACTTAAACATCGTGAATAACACGCCAAAGGCCGTTGAGATTGCTTATCAAGAAATTGCAAACATCGGCAAGGCTATAGGGCTTGATAACGTTTCCGATACCTTGCAACTCCACAACCAACCAATAATCATTGAGATTAAAAATAAAAAGCAGGATGATTGGACAAATGACGATGGTGAGATTGTTGAAGGAAAAGAGAAGAGTGAAATTTATAAATATCTTCCAATTCCAGCCGGTGGGGCTGTGCCGCAAAACGCACCGGCCGCGACACAACAAGAAAGCGCGCCAGCTCAAGCGGCGCAAACCGCACAAGAGCAACCAGCCCAAGCCGCCGCGCCAGCGAATAATCCATTCGCACCGCCAGCCGGTTAATCTTTTCGCCCATAGGCCGGTTAACTCCGGCCTATCAGTGAGAAGATGTAGCTACCCACAGCGACACGTTGTATGTCGGCCAAGTAAAGTACAATTTCTCTTTTTTACAGAGGAAAAAAAGTATGGTTAAGATAACACCGATAGAAATAAAAGACATTGATGATACGCCGCTGACGTTTGGAAAACATTCTGGATCAACGCCTAACGATCTTATGGAACAAAAAGAATATTCATACTTGGTTTGGCTATATGAAAACATGGATGAGCCACCAATATCAGAAGAGCTTTATGAGGAGGCTGACATTGAAAATGCTTTTGAAGAGGACAGACCATCATGGTGAAAATTCCAGAACAGCATGACCCCACTATACTGGCAATGTATGAAGCTATAGAGGCCACACAGCGCGATCAAAAGAAGCGTAACTATCTTGGTGCGTCATTGATTGGAAACCCCTGTGCGCGCCAAATATGGTATCAATACAACGGATATGATAAAGAGCCATTTAAAGCAGAAACGCTTTTAAATTTTGAAGATGGCCATCGTACAGAAGATTTAACCGCCGCGCGCTTGCGTATGGTTGAGGGCGTCGAGCTTCACACGCATCATCCAGATGGATCACAGTTTGGCTTTGTTGCGCTTGATGGAAAATTCAAAGGGCATGCCGATGGCTTTATTCGCGGCCTCAAGCAAGCGCCGAAGTCTTGGCACATATGGGAATGCAAAGCATCAAGCCAAAAAAAGTGGAATGAGTTTAAATCTATCAAGGCCAAGGTTGGTGAAAAAAACACACTCAAAGAATGGAATGAAAATTATTATGCCCAAGCCCAGCTCTATATGCACTATTCCCACATTGACCGCCACTATCTCACCATCGCATATGCCGGCGGTAGAATGTATGACAGTTGCAGAACAGAATACGATAGCCGAGTGGCTGGAAAATATATCGAAAGAGCTGACAAAATCATTAACGCAACAAATCCGCCACCAAGAATAAGGGATGAGCCGGATTATTACATATGTCGTTGGTGCGATTTTAAGGAAGAATGCCATGGAAGATAATCAAAAATATATCTCTAAACCACAAATCATTGAAGCGTTTCAATTTAGGGGACATGAAACCCAAGCGCCAGAATGGTTTGTGAGAGAAATGAAGGAGGGGCGCGTATCCGTAACGATGAGCCACAAAGAAAATTGCATTAATATTTATGGCGAAAAACTGCATGAAAAGGTTTTGATCAATGATTGGTTTTGCAGGATAGAGCTACCTAACGGCAGGCATAAAAACTTTGCTTTAGATGATGAGAGTTTCAAGGATCATTGGAAAGAGTGGCACAATGGAAATACTAGAAAAGTGTGAAAACACGCTAGATTTATAGGAATTTATTATGAGAATAGACGATTTTGACAAGATAAGGGCAACAATAACCTACAAAAGCGGCAGGGTTGAAACCTTTGAAGCCGATCTTTTAAAGAGCGGCTTGCCGCCAAAGGCTTTTTCTCGCCGTGTCGCACAAAGCCGGCAGTTTCTAACAGTAAAAAAGGTGAAGGTTAATAAATTCAATGAAAACCCTTAGACCTTATCAAGGCAACTCCCTTAAAGCATTATTCCAATATTTATTTACCACAGTTGCAAAGAACCCTTTGGTTGTAGCGCCTGTTGGAGCTGGTAAATCTTTGATGATTGCTGAATTTATCAAGCAATTACATGATAAATACCCACGCACGCGCATCCTTATGTTGACACACGTAAAGGAATTGCTTGAGCAAAACGCAGAAGAGCTTGATGAGCAATACTTTGGCTGTGATTTTGGTTTTTATTGTGCGGGGCTAAAACAAAAACGTCTTCACAATGATGTGACTTTTGCTAGCATCCAAAGCATCGCCGGAAAAATCGGAGAGTTTAAACGGATACCAGAAATTATTGTGATTGATGAGTGCCATCTTATTAGCCATAAAAACGACACTCAATACAGGCAGTTTATTGATGAGGTTATGGCCATAAATCCAAATTGCAGGGTTATAGGATTTACCGGCACACCGTTCCGCGCAGACACAGGCCGGCTTGATGCTGGTAAAAATAAATTATTTGATGGCGTAGCTTACGAAATAAGCATGGGCTACATGATTGAACAGGGGTATTGGGCGCGGCCTGTGTGTCCAGAGATAGCCACCAAGATTGATGTGTCGGGCGTTAAGGTTGTTGGCGGAGATTATCAAGAAAAAGCATTACAAGAGGCTGTGAATAGGCCAGAAATAAATGACGCTTGCATAAAAGAGCTGATAGAAAAGGGCGTTGATCGCAAGCGTTGGCTTTTATTTACAGCCGGAGTTGAGCATTGCGAAGAGGTGACGCAAAGATTAAATGATGCTGGAATATCTGCGCGCTTTGTTCATAGCAAACAAGACAGCTCTATTAATGATCAAAATTTAAAAGACCACAAGGCGGGACTATTCACCGCGCTTATAAATGTCGCAAAATTAACGACAGGATACAATGATCCGTACATTGATTTACTTGCGTTTATGCGGCCCACAAGATCGCCAGTGCTTTATATTCAAACGATTGGCCGTGGAGTAAGGCCGGTTTATGCTGATGGGTTTGATCTTTCAACAACGGAAGGCAGATTAAACGCGATAGCCGCCAGCATTAAGCCAGATTGCATGATACTTGATTTTGGTCAAGTTGTGGCAACCCTTGGTGCGATTGATCAAGTGAGTATTAAAAAAGAATATCTTGGTGAAGAAGAGGGTGAAGTTGGAGAGGCTCCATTTAGGGTTTGCCCAGAAGATGAGACAGACAGAAACGGCCAAAAAGGTTGCGGGGAAATCTGCGCGCCGGCACAGCGTTACTGTTTCTCTTGCGGGTATTGCTTTATTAAGCTTGATAAAGAGGCAAGCAATAAGGCCATCGTAAGCACAGACCAACAACCAGAGTGGATTGATGTCCATAACATGTACCTTGATGTGCATTACAAGCAGGGAGGTGTGCCATCAATGAAGGTGAGTTACGCCACGCAAGCGGCCTTTATCCGTGAATGGGTATGCTTTGAGCATCACACCTTTGAGGTTGGAAATAATAGAAGATATGCTTGGGATCAAGCCGTTAAGTGGCACAAGAAAAGATTGCCAGATGTTCAAGTTCCTAATGCTGTTGACGATGCTGTGGCCATGCCCTACCCAACGCCAAAAAGAATTTTTGTAAAGCCTAAAGGAAAATATTGGGAGATACTAGATTATGAATTTGAAGAAGAAACAGAACATTATCCGCCGGAAATAAATATCAATCACGACAAAGAGCCGGATGATGATGATTACTTTGAGATACCATTTTAACATAAGGAAAAAATCATG